TGGACAAGCTGGAGCAGGAAACAGCAAACGACGGCCTGAATTTTGGAATATTCACATTTTGAGGGGTGATGGAATGGGAGCATTCCGGAATTTTCTGGACTGGCTGAACGGAAGCACGGACGAAACCTATAAAACCGAAAGCGCTTTGGGAAATACAAGTCAGGACGCAGAAAAGATACTGAATATCAAGCTCCTGATGATGGCAAGCGCGGCAGGATATCTGGCGTCATGCCTGAGCATGTGCCGGTGGCGCACCATAACGAAGGGCAAGGAGGAAAACGGAGAGGAATATTTCCGGCTGAACAACTGCCCAAACCGGAACCAGAGCAAGGCGGAGTTCTGCGGGAAGCTGGTGTACTATCTGGCGATTCAGAATGAAGCCGTGGTGTTCTCCCCGAACGGGAGAGAGCTGTACGTTGCGGACAGCTGGAACGTGGAAAAACAAGGGACGCAGGAAGACCTGTACCGGGAAATTTCCGTAGAGGGAGGAAACCGGACGTTTGCTTACCCGGCGCGGGAAGTGATGCATATCAAGATGGACTGGACAGGGCTGTGGCCCATTCTGTCGGCGGTTGGGGACGAGTACGAGGCCATGATAGGGACGGCGTACGGCGGATACCGGCGGCAGAGCGGCGCAAAGGGCGTTCTGACCATTGGGGCGGCACCATCCGGCACGGAAGCACAGCGGAAAGCGTTGATGGAGCGCATTCAGAAGCAGTTCAAGACGTTTTTTAACAGTCCGAACGGGGTTATCACTCTGAATTCCGGATATACCTACACGCCGGTATCCACTTCGGCGCGAAATACCAGCGAAATGAACGATATTGCCAACATGACGGACGAATTTGCAGAACGGCTGGGGCTGGCACTGCGGGTGCCGGTGGCTCTGATGAAGGGCAGTGTGGAGAACACGCAGCACGCAAGGACGGATCTGGTCATGTTTGGGGTGAAGCCCATCGCACAGGCGTTTGAACAGGAATACAACGCAAAACGGCTGGGCGAACAGGAATTTACAAAAGGGTCAAGGCTGTTTATTGACCCGCTGCCTATCCAGCTGGGAGACGCCAGCAGTCTGCCGCAGTTCTGCGAGCGGATGACCAGCTGCGGGCAGTACAGCGTGGACGAGCTTAGAGACCTGCGTGGTGAGCCTCTGTTGGGGACGCCGGAGGCGCAGAAGCACTATATCACCAAAAACTACGGGCTGTTGGAGAATCCGGAGGAGACGGCAGGACAGCCCGCAGAAGAAACGCAGGGGTCTAAGGCCACCGAAGAACCGGAGGGAGGTGAAACAACATGATCGTACCATATCAGTTCGCGGCACCGGCGGAGGAAAACGAACCGGCGCACCTGTATATCCTTGGGGACATTGTGGAAGGCGCGTGGACGTGGCCCGGCGAAGGAAGCCCGGTCACACTGCTGGACAAGCTGAGCGAAAGCGGCGCAAAGGAGCTGATCTGCCACATCGATTCCTACGGCGGGAGCGTGTCGGCGGGGATCGCCATGTACAACATGCTCAAAAACTGCGGGGTGAAGGTCACCACCATTGCGGAGGGGTTCTGCTGCTCGGCGGCAAGTCTGGTGTTTATGGCGGGAGAAAAGCGGATCATGCGGGGCGCAAGTCTCCTGATGATCCACAATGCATGGACAGCTGCCGCAGGGAACGCCGACGATCTGCGGAAAACGGCGGAGGATCTGGACAAAATCAGCAAAACTGCGGCGAACATCTACAGGGAGCATGTCAGTCTGGAGGACGGAAAGCTGGAAGAGCTTCTGGCGGCGGAAAGCTGGATCGATCCGGAGGAGGCCGTCAGCTGGGGATTTGCAACCGGCATAGAGCAGAAGGAAACGCAGGAGGACACCGCTTATTACTCCGCCTTCCGGTGCATCCGGGATGCGCTGACCAAAAAGCCAGAACCGCCGAAGACGACGTTTCAGAAATTTTTTAAGAATTTTCAGTAAAGGAGAGAACAACCTATGAGCATCAAGAAAACAAAAACGCTTGAAGAGAGCAAGCAGGAGTTCCGGAGTGCCTTTTCCGAGGCCATGCGGGACGGAAATGAGGGAAAAATGGTTGCGTGTCTGGAGAGATACAGCGAGGACGTGTGCGCAACCATGCTTCAGGAGGCCAGAAGCCTGACCGAGGAGCAGCGGAACAACACCGAGGTTCTGGCGGCACGGGGCGTACGGCAGCTGACCAGCGAAGAAACCACCTATTACAACGCCCTTGCGGCGGCGATGCGCACCAGCGGCTCAGGGGTCAAGAACGCCCTGACGGATATCAAGGTAACCATGCCGGAAACCGTCATCGATCAGGTGATGCAGGACATCAAGTCCAGCTTTGAGTTGCTGGACGCAATTGATTTTGTAAATTCCAGCTATATGACCAGCTGGATCTACAACAAGCAGGGCACCCAGACTGCCAGCTGGGGCGCGATCGGCAGTGAGATCACCAAGGCGCTGAACGGCGCCTTTGGGAAGATCAGCGTGACCACCTGTAAGCTGTCGGCCTATATGGCGATCTCTCAGGACTACCTTGATCTGGGCCCGGCATGGCTGGATCGGTACATCCGGGCAATCCTGACGGAGGCAGCCGGTATGGCGATGGAAACTGCGATTGTAGACGGAGCGGGCAACGCAGACAGCGCAGACTGCCCCGTGGGCATGACCCGCGATCTGGACAAGGGCAACACGGACGGTTCGACCGGCCTGACCACCTACCCACAGAAGACCGCCACCAAGGTAACCTCACTGGATCCGTCCACCTATGGAGCGATCCTCGCCAAACTGGCGAAAACGTCCACCGGCAGAAATCGGAGAGTAACGGACGTGATCCTTGTATGCAACCCGGAGGACTATTTCACCAAGATCATGCCTGCGACCACCTACATGACCCCTTCCGGAGGCTATGTATCCAACGTACTCCCCTTCCCCACCAAGATCATCCAGAGCGAGGGATGCCCCAAGAACAAGGCTGTGGTCGGTCTGGGCAAGCAGTACATCGGCCTGCTGGGCGCTGGCAGCAAGAAGGGCATCGTGACCTACGACGATTCCGTGCAGTTCCTTGAGGACAACCGGGTTTACAAGATTCGGCTGCTGGGCAACGGAAGACCAAAGGACAACACCAGCTTCGAGGTGCTGGACATCTCCGGCCTGACTGCGCTTGCATACAAGATCGTTCAGGAGAGCACTGCAACAGAAACCACCGGGAAGTAAGGATGACCAGACATGGCACTGATTAATGACGCACTGGACTATCTCCAGGTTACATGGGAAGACAAGACCCTCCGGCGCAAGCTGGAGGGCGGTCTGGAGCGCGGGAAGGTGCTGCTGAATGATTACGCAGGGAAAACGCTGGACTTTGAGAATCCGGGAACGCCGCAGGGGCTGCTCTTTGATTATCTCCGGTATGTAAGAGCGGACGCGACAGAAATGTTTGAGGTGAACTACCAGCGGGATCTTCTGCGGCTGAGAAACCTGTACGGGGTCAACGGAGAGGAGCAGGAGGGCAATGCGAAAAATTGAAACTCCGCTGAATCCGCAGACCTTTACGGATGGACTGGCGACATTTTATCGGACAAAAAACGACGCCGGGAACGGAAACCTGCCCAAATATGCGGCAACGCAGTTTTTGCAGGTGCCGTTCACGGAGAAAAAGGTGGGCGACGTCAGGTATTATGCCGCCATGCAGGCGGACAGCAAAATTTCCAAGGTGATCCGCATCCCACGGGTGGAGGGCATTCAGCCATCCGGGGACGTTGTAACACTGAGCGGAGATGACCGGCAGTACAAGGTGCAGAAAACCGTCAGAAATACGCTGACGGTACCGGAGAGCATGGATGTAACGCTGGAAATCAGCAAGACCCGGTACCAGACGGAGGTGGGGCAATGACAACGCAGGAGTTTAAAGACGGACTCTGCGGGAAACTGGAGATCCCCGTATACCACGTGATGGCGGCACCGGAGGACGAATGCCCTATTGTGTGCTGGCAGGAGCTGCCGAAATCACAAGCGTTTGGGGATGATGCACCGGTGTGCAGCATTGCGTCCTGCCAGATCGACTACTACACCGTGGACGAGTACGACATCAATCCGGGACTGATCGAACAGGCATTTCAGGCGCTTGAGGTGCTGTATACCTTTGAGGCGCAGACCTACGATGAGGACCGGAACGAATGGCGGTACATCTGGCGGGTGCAATTTCTGGGCGGCGGTGCCGGTGGCTAAGATCATATTTGCCAGCGGGTCGAGAGACATTGCGGAGCTGGCGCTGAACGCATCGGAGGACCAGATCAAGGCGGCAGTGGAGGCCGGGGCAAAGCTCCTGAAGGACTACACCGGGAACACCGGTAGAGCCATGGGAGTAAAGCGTACAGGGCAGACGCTGGGGAGCCTGACCGTAAAGGCCGCGAAGCGAAACGCAGACGGATGGGTCTGCTATGTCACCTACAACGGCAGAAACAGCAAGGGAAACCGCAATGCTGAGGTAGCATTCATCAACGAATACGGCAAGCGGGGGCAGCCCGCAAGACCATTTAACGAGACAGCGGTCAGCAAGGCTGAGGAAGCCGTGATGCAGAGGATGCGAGACATTTTAAACAAAGACGAATGAAAGGAATGATTTTATGGCAACCAACAAATTTGGTGTAGGCGTAAGAGATATGATGATTTTTCCGCTGAAAGCGGAAACAGACAGTGCGAAGCCGACCTATGATGCAGCGCTGGAAATCGGCGACACCAACGCCATCAAGGCAAGCCCGTCCACGGCGAACGCCACCGCAGACGGAGACGATAAGCAGGTGGCGAACATCTCCATGACAACCGGCTGGAGCGTGGAATGGACCGGATGGGGCGTGCCGGACGTAACAGCCGGGACACTGTATGGACATACGGTTACCGGCGAGGACGGCAAAAAGCAGGTAGACGAAAAGATGGAGGACATTGCCCCCTATGTAGGAATCGGCTACATCCGCACCATGGCGGACAAGACCAACACCAAGACCTTTAAGGCCTATTTCTACTACAAGGCGCAGGCGGTGCAGGGAGACGAGGAATCCAGCTCCGGAGGCTCCAGCCTGAACCTTGCGTCCACCACGGTCACATTTAACGCAATTGAGCCGAGCTTCGGGCCGACAAGAAGCTATCAGGAGTTTGCCACCGAGGCAGAAGCGGTCACGTGGATCAAGACGCAGGCCGGACAGGGGGCATAACCAATGGGCGGCGTACTGACCATGCCGAGGGTCGAACTCGGCGGGTGGAAATTCCGGATCCTCTGGAACGGCAGGGCGATGATCGAATGGAATCAGCGGGAGGACGCTGACCAAGACATTGATACAAACCAGCCGGAGCGGGTGGCGGACATGCTGTATCTGATGGGCCGGGAGGCGGCTGCCGCCTGCAAGGCCTACGGATACGAGCCAGACAGGTACCCGGAGCAGGAGGAGATCCGCAAATATTTTGCGTATGCCGCTGTCCCGTGGGAGCTGAACTACGCAATGGCAAATATTAACGCCGCAATCCTGTACGGGAACCGGCGGGACTACAAGCCGGACGAGGACGAGATGATCGACGTGGATACCATTGCGTTAAAAAAAAACTGAGTGAAATGGGGGCCGCACCGGGGGAGGACGAATTTTCGATTGCAAGCTACATTGCAGTCGGCCTCCGGTGCGGCCTCAGCGTCAAGGAAACGCTACAGCAGCCTGTGGGACTGGTGCAGGATCTCTGGGAGATCTACAAGCGCAGTCACGGAATGACGGACAAATACGAGGAATAGGAGGATAGCCCATGGCAAGCGGCAGAAGCATCTCGACCAAGGTCAGCATTGTGGGCGAGAAACAATATAAAGCGGCGATCACCAGCATCAATTCGGAGCTGCGGGTGCTGAAATCGGAAATGACGGCGGTCACAGCCGAGTTCCAGCAGAACGCAAACTCGGAAGCGGCGCTGTCCTCCAAAATGGAAACACTGACCCGGACGCTGGACAAGCAGAGGGAGAAGGTGAAGACCCTCAGTGATGCGGTAAAGGCGGAGAAACAGGCGCAGGAGAACTGGAAAACCACAATTGAGCAGACGAAAAAAGACCTTCAGGAGGCCAACGACAAGATATCAACGCTGGACAAGTCCACGGCGAACAGCGGGAAGCAGTGGAATGAGTACAAAACCAAGCTGGATGCGGCAAATCAGGAGATGAAAGCCCTGAAAGCGACCGAGGGAGACACCACCGAGCAGCAGAATGAGCTACAGGCGGAGATCGACCAACTGAAAGCCGAAATGGGGAAGCTGAACGAATCCACCGGCAGAGCCGCCGAGGAGACCGGGAAGCTGTATACCAAGCAGGCAGAGCTGAACAAGAACCTGACGACTCAGGAGGGAAAGCTCCAGAGCGCCACGGAAAAAACAAACCGGTGGCAAATCCAGTTGAACAACGCCAGAGCCACGGAAGCGAACCTGAACGTAGAGACCCAGAAAACGAAGAAATATCTCGATGAGGCAAAGCAGTCCACGGACCACTGCGCCACGTCGATTGATAAATTCGGCAAGGAGACCAAGGAGGCAGCAGACAAGCTGGACGAGGCCGGAAAAGGCGCGGGAAAGGTAGGAGACGCATTCCAGACGCTTTCCTCCATGCTCATGACCGTGGGGCTGGCACGGGGCATTAAAAAGATCGTGGATATCCTCAAGGAATGCGTAGAGGTCTCGGCGGACTTCCACTACACGCTGGCCACGGTGCAGGCCGTAACAGGAGGAACCAGCGAAGAAATCGGGAAACTGGAGGGACAGGCACGGGAATACGCCAGCTCCACCATTTTCTCTGCGCAAGACATTGCGGAGAGCTACGAGGTCATGGGCCGCGCGGGCTGGACCACAACGGAGATGCTGGACTCCATGCAGGGCACCATGAGCCTTGCGGCGTCGGCGGGCGAGGATCTCAGCTCTACCACAAACATTGTGGTAGACGCTATGACGGCCTTCGGCTACAGCGCGGATCAGGCGGGACACTTTGCAGATGTTCTGGCGGAAACGGCGGCGGATTCCAACACAACGGTTGCGCTGCTGGGCAACAGCTTCCAGGCGTGCGCGACCACGGCGGGCGCAATGGGCTACACGGTGGACGATGTAGCGCTGGCGCTGGGCATCATGGCGAACAGCGGATTGAAGGCCGAGACGGCAGGCACAGCACTGACCACGGCACTGACCAGAATGTCCGGCGCAAATGAAACAGCGTCGGGGGCCATGGAAAATCTGGGCCTCAGCATGTTCGACACCAGCGGGCAGGCAAAGCCGCTGGGGCAGTTCCTGAATGAACTGCGGGACGCATTTGCTGGAATGACCGAAGAAGAAAAGGTCAACAACGCCTACATGCTGGCAGGACAGCGCGGCATGAAGGGACTGCTGGCAATCGTGAACTCCAGCGAAGAGGACTGGAACGCACTGACGGAATCTATTGCAGGGTGCAACGGTGCGGCGGATGAAATGTCCGATACGATGGTCAACACATTCTCCGGCAAGGCGAAGGTCATGAAAAACAACCTGGAGGATCTGCAAATGGCAGTGGGCGACCGGCTGACACCGGCGCTGGGCGAGCTGGCGGATATGTTTGCCAAGGCATTCAAGGGGCTTGCGGAGTTCGTGGAGAAGAACGATGAGGCAGTACCGATCATTACGGGCGTGGCTACGGCACTGGGAGTTTTTACTGCAAGCATCACAGTGGCCACGGTGGCGGTGAAAGCATTTGAAGTCGTATCGGGAGCGTTGGGAGTAGCACTAGGACCGGTAGGGATCGCATTGGGCGTAGTTGGGGCAGCGGTAGGGCTGCTGGCTGCTACATTTATCGATGCGGCGGACGATACAGATGAGGCCAAAGAGGCGATAGACCGTGCGAAAGAAGCCGCAGAAGAGTGGGAAACCACAAGGACCAATCTAAAACAGAGCGAAGAGGACACGATGGGGCTGGTACAGAGCCTGATTACGCTGACAAGCCAGACAGAAAAGTCGGCAGCAACAAACGCACAGATAAAATCAACGGTAGATCAGCTAAACAGCTCGGTGGAAGGGCTGAACCTAAGCTATGACGAGCAGACAGGAACGCTGAATATGTCCACAGAGGCGCTGGAACAGTATGTCCATACGCTCATGCTCCAAAAAGAAGCAGAGGCAATCATAGACAGAATGGTTGAGCTAGACAAACAGAAGTACGACCTGCAAGAGCAACTGACAGCTGCCACAACGGAGTATAATGATGCCCAAAAAGACGTGGACGACACAATAGCAGGCGGAAAGCAGGCGTCAGCAACACAGCTGACGAGACTGGAGCAAGCAGAAGAAAAATACAATGACCTGACCGGGCAGCTAAACACGACGACAAGCGAGTATGAAGACCTGGAGGGGCAATACAACGACATAGACAAGGAAATATCGGAAAACACAAAGCTGATAAAAGACGCGACGGGCGGCACCGAAGAACTGGGCGATGCCACCGGAACCACTGCCGACGAGATGGAAAACTGGTCAGAGGAGATGCAGGATGCGCACGACAAGCTGGCGGATCTGTCCGGCGAAACCATGGCGGCAATCGAAAGCGGAACCGACCTCAGGGACAAGTATGAGGAGCTGAGCAAGACCTTTGAAAAATACAAGGATGCGGCGGACGCAGACACCGTGGCGATGGTGGAGCAACAGCTGGCACAGCTCAACCTGCTTGCGACCAATCAAGAGCTGGCGGACAGCTACGGCTACTATGTGAGCATCGTTGAGGGCATGGGCGTACCGCTGGAGAACCTGTCCCAGTGGCTCATTGACAACGAGATCACAGCAGACGAATGGGGCAAGGGCGTCAGCACGGCCTTTGACGGCGTAATAAACGGATTCGGAAAGCTGGATACCAGCCTAGATATGAGCTTGGATGAAATGGCGACGAATCTGCAATACAATATTGACGCATATCACAACTGGGGTGAGAACATCCAGCAGCTGATGGATGCGGCGGTAGCAAAAGGTGACGCAAGCGCAATCGCCTTTGTGCAGTACATGCAGAACATGGGCATCGGCGCGGCGGCGCAGGTCGCACAGATGGCGGACGACATCGACGGGACATTCGCTTTGTTTGGTCCCAAATTTAATGCAGCAGGCATAGACGTAATGCTGCAATACTACTCCGGGGTGGAGAACGGGAAACAAACCGGAGTGGATATTTTTACAGGCTTGGGAACAGATGCGGCGACCGCGCTGACAGAAACCGACATGGAGAGCGCCGGCGCGGAGACCATGGAGCAGGCCGCGGCGGGCATGGAAGGTCAGACGGAGACTGTGGTCAATGCGGCGGAAGCGGTAGCGGATGCGGCGGCCAGCGGTGTGGAGAATAAGGCACCAGACTTCAAGGCGGCGGGAACCAAGTGGGTCACGCAGATCAAGGTCGGGATGTTGACCAACAAAAACAGTGTCTCGGTGGCGGCGGGCGCTGTCGCAAATACTGCGTCAAGCGCAATCAACAGCGTCAGTTGGTACAACTTAGGATGGAACATCTCCTCCGGCGTTGCACGGGGCGTTTCGGCGGCAAGCTATCTCATTAAGCGGGCGGCAATCAACGCCGCACAGAGCGCATACAACGCCGCGAAGGAGGCACTGGGGATCCACTCCCCTTCCAGAGTGATGGCGGAAATCGGGCGATACTATGATGAGGGATTTGCAAGGGGCATCACGGAAAATGTGGACACCGTGACCAAGGCAGCGCAGGCGATGGCGAAAGAAAGCGCCTATACACCAACGACAATCAGGGAGCGGAGCGGGACGGCGGCAAGAACCGCAGACGAAGCGGATGAAGCATGGCTCCGGGACATTCTGGAGAAGTACCTGCCGGAAATGCTAAAGGAAATGAAGGCGGGGAAAAGCATCAGCATGAAGGAGCTGGCAAAGGCGATATCGCCATACGTCGACAACGACCTGGGGCAGACAGAAAGGAGAAAGAACCGTGGGAACTGAACACTATCACTACGTGCAGTTCACCAGAAAACAGGGTGGAACGACCGTGTCGTTCCACTCGCTGGAGGACTGGGGGCTGTATCTGGAGGAGCCGGTGATCGTATCGCCGCCGAAGCCAAACACCTATATGGTGGAGGTGCCGGGGCGGAACGGGTCGCTGGACCTCACGGAGAGCATCACGGGGGCGGTTACCTATCAGGATCGGGAGCTGGAGTTCCCGTTCCTGTGCCGGGAAAAGCGAACCAGGTGGAACGGGATCTATCAACAGCTGTTGGCGGCGGTGCATGGCAGAGCATGCACCATCGTATGCAGCGACGATCCGGAGTATTACTATGAGGGACGGGTGACCGTGGAGGAATGGGGCGCGGATGACAAGATGTCGTTCCCAGTGGTCAAGGCCACGGTCAGACCGTTTAAAACAAAGCGGGAGACTACCGTGGTGACCGTGGCGCTGACGGCGGAGGAGCAGAAGGACATCAAGCAGATGGGAACGTATACGGAAAATGCGGGGACGGTCACGATACAGTTCGGAACAGAAAACTTTCCGTCGGTAGATTGGAGCATCTACGATTCGGTGACGCTTACGTTCAACAAATCCGTGACCGGCAAGGCGTCCTACAGCATGGAATTTGCAGGATACAACTATGCCGGAACGGTAGGGCTGGGAAGCCCTACGGTCATCGTGCCAGTAAACAAAAGCGACATAGAAGCAGGCGGTTACAAATGGCAGCTGGTAAAGGTGACTGTAAAGGGCAGCGTGTCGAATGTACAGGTATTAGCGCATATGTCGGCAAATGCGGTGGTAACGGTAGCCGGATCTGTAAAACCAGCAATTCCGACGGTCAGCGCAGACGTGCCGTGCTATATGACGGTAAACGGGCAGCGGTACACGGTTCCGGCAAACACGGTTCCGGGAGCTGTGTTCAAGAGCGACGAGGTAGTGATCCGGGAGGAAGGGACGACTTTTGCATTTAACGCAACAGGATCGACAACGGGGAACCCGAATGTCACAATTTCCTATCAGGAGGGAACGCTATGAGCATTGCATCCAACCCGAAGCTGTGGAAAATCTACGCTGGTGCCGCCTGCATCAGCAACCCGAATCTGTATGATTCCGGGGTGCTGGTGACGGATGTGGAGATGGACATGGAGCTGAACGCCCACGGGTCCATGAAATTTACGGTGCCGATGAACAATCCCCACTACAAAATGGTCACGCTGGGGCAAATCATTACCGCAAACAACGGAACGAAAGAGGTGTTTCGGGGGCGTGTGGCAGAGGTAAGCAAGGATTTCTACAACAATCTGGAGGTCTACTGCGAGGGACAGCTGGCGTTCTTTTGCGATTCCATGCTCCAGCCGTTCGCTTTCAAGGGGAGCGTGACGGAGTTTTTGACACTGATCGTAAACACCCACAATGCTCAGGTGGAAAGCTGGAAGCAATTTAAACTGGGAAACGTGACCGTGACAGATCCGGACAACAACGGGGTTCTGGTACGGAGCAGCGATTCGGCGATTTCCTGCTGGGAGATCATTTCCGGGCGGCTGATCGATGCGCTGGGCGGCTATCTGATGGTCAGAAAATCCGGGGATGTCTACTATGTCGACTATCTCAAGGAGCTGACGGAGGAAAGCGGGCAGACGGTCAAATTCGGAGAGAACCTGCTGGATATCGAAGAGTACATCGAGGCGGAAGACGTCGTGACGGTTTTATATCCATTCGGGGCGCGGATCGACCAGAACGGAACCAACGAAAACAGAGCAGACAAATACATGGAGGAGCCGGAGGGCGCCGGGACGACGCTGTGGCACGGGAACCGGGTTACGGTGCGGTCCGTAAACAACGGGCAGATGTACGTGGAAAATGCAACGGGGATCGCCAAATGGGGAAGAATCTGGGGAACGAACGTCTGGGACGATGTGACAGAACCGGCGAACCTGCTGACCAAGGCGAACGCATGGCTGGAAGAGCAGATCAAAACCACGACAACGATCACGCTGAACGCCGTAGATCTCCATCTGGTGGATGTGGACATTGATGAGATTTGGTTGGGGGACCATGTACAGGTGACATCCAGACCGCACGACCTGAATACAAAAATGCTCTGCACAAAGCTCCACATTGAGCCATGGAACCCGACCGGGAACAGCGTTACGCTGGGAACCAGCAAGCGGTCACTGACACAGAGCATATCAAGCGGCATGGCGCAGGGCGGCGGAAGCGGATATGCAGAAAGCGCTAAAAAGTTCGGGCAGCAGTTGGCAGCGAACACGGCGGCCATTGCGGCGCTCACAATCTCACGGGGCGCGTACTTTGGGGATCTCGACAATGTGAGCAATACAGAGGGGACGCTCTATGACAACAGCGTGGTCTGGTTCGCAACATCAAATGGGACAACGAACGCCCCAAAGGCAGGGTTCGGATACTGTTCCACATGGAGCAACGGTCCGGGCGGCTACGTGCAGGAGGTTCGATACATCGACGGGGATTATTACTGGAGAATGTTTTACAACGATGGAACGGGAAATGCCTGGCACAACTGGGTAAAGGTCAGCACAAGCGTAGTTTAAAGGAGGAAACGAGATGAACGAAAGAATGTTAGAAATCAAGGCGGCAATGACGGCTTTTCTCACGGCAATGGGAACCATTCTGGGATGGAAGGGCATCATGGGCGTAGTATGGGTTGCGGTGATGCTGCTGGACTATATCAGCGGAACGTTTGCCGCCTGCAAAGACAGCGAATGGAGCAGCAAAGAGGCAAGGCAGGGGCTATGGCACAAGGCGGGAATGATTCTGGTGGTGCTGGTAGCAGGAATCACGGATTCGGTATTTCTGGTAATCAGTGAGCATCTGCCGTTTGATTTCACGTGGCGCGGATGGCTCCTGCCGCTGGTGCTGGCATGGTACATTATCACAGAGGCGGGCAGCATTTTGGAAAACGCAGTAAAGCTGGGGGCGAAGGTGCCGTCATGGCTGGTCAAGGTGCTGAAAATCAGCCTGAAAACCATTGACAAGACCGGAGAAGATAAGACCGGAGACGAGGGAGACGAACATGCAACTGATTAAATACTACAGCCTGAACAATCCATGCTACAAAAACAATGTGGGCAAGGTGGACAGCCGGTATACGACATTCCAGAACCGGGGGCCGCAGGGCTTGATGCTCCACAGCGTAGGGTGCGCCCAGCCCAGTGCGGAAGTGTTTGCCAAGCAGTGGAACCGGAGCGGCATTGAGGTTGCTGTCCATGCTGTGGTGCAGGCGGATGGCACGGTATATCAGTGCCTCCCATGGAATTGCCGTGGCTGGCACTGCGCCGGAAGTGCAAACAACACTCACGTGGGCGTTGAGATGACGGAGCCGAGCCAGATCAAGTACACCGGAGGCAGCTCCTTCCGGGTGCTAGATTTGGAGGCCGCACGGGCGCAGGCACAGGGGACGTATCAGACGGCGGTGCAGCTGTTTGCCAAGCTGTGCAAGCAGTACGGCCTGAATCCGCTCAAGGACGGCGTTATCATCAGCCATCATGAGGGATACCTCAGGGGCGTTGCGTCCAACCACGGAGACCCGGAACACCTGTGGAAGAGGCTGGGACTCAGCTACACGATGGACGGGTTCCGAAAGGACGTAAAGGTCACCATGGCTGGGGACGTGAAGCGCTACACCGTGGGATGGCATAAGGACAGCAGGGGTTGGTGGTACGCAGACAGCGAAAGCAGCTTCTATGTAAATCGCTGGGCGAAGATCGACGGAAAATGGTACAGCTTCGACAAGGAGGGCTATATGATGGAAAACGCATGGCAGACGGAGAAAAACGACACCTATTATCTGGGCGCAGACGGCGCGATGGTAACAAACATGATGGTCGGAATTGGAGCGGATGGACGGCTACAGCCGATGGAACGGTATTACCACCTGCTGAAGGAGCTGCCGACCTATTACCGGCAGGAGATGGACAAGTTAATCGATAAAGGGAAGGTGAATGGGAAGAGCGGAAGCGGCGATGAGCTGGTGCTAGATCTTCCGGAGAGCGCAGTACGGACGATTATCATCTGCAACCGGGAATGAGCAGAGGAGGTGACGGGGATGCAGATCAAGGACTACACGACCCCGGAGCTGGAGCATTTCCGGAGGGCATGCAATTTTACTGATTCGGAGCGGGAATTCTTCGACCTGAGAGCCGCAGGATTCACCATTGAGGAATGCGGAGAGAGAATGGAGTATTCCCCCGGCGGAGTACGATATTTGTCCGGAAAGGTAAAAAGAAAAATGAATCGGGTATGAAAAAAATCCCCCACCTTTCGGTGGGGGATTTTTGCCAATTGAGGCTCCGCTCAATCACCACTTACCGCACAGTGTGCGGTAAGCCAAGATAAAACTGATATTTTCAGAAAAAAACAATAAAAACACGATCATTTTACAGCGTGGAGAAGAAAAGAACACAGTGATATGCTGTAGACAGGAGGTGATCCTATGGCATATGGATATGGAGGCTATGGGATGCCGTATCAGGGATACGGATATAGTGGATTCGGGCAGATGCAGCAGCCGCAGAGGCAAGAAGTGATCCGAGTAAAAGGGCAAAACGGAGTGGATGCCCTGCAAATGCCGCCGAACAGCAGTGTCATTGTGATGGACGAAACTGCACCGATGATCTGGTTCTGCCAGACAGACGGAGCGGGCTATAAAACATCAACGCCGTTTGACATCACACCGCACCAGAGCGCCGCCACAGTAGACGTGGGCAGTTTAGAGAGCAGAATCGCAAGACTGGAGGAGATCATCAATGGGAAACCCGATCATGGAGCTGATGCAGCAAAACAGCCGTCAAAGGCAGGGAAATAACCCGATAGCGATGCTGGCGGAATTTAAAAAATTTGCAGCAGGAATCACGCCTGCGCAGGCGGAGCAGAGAATTCAACAGCTGCTGGCGTCCGGACAGATGAGCCAGACGCAGTATCAACAGCTGCAAGAGCAGGCAAAGCAGTTTATGTAATTTCTGAAATAACCCCGGTGCGCAACGGGATTATTATAAATTAAACACGAGGTGATAATCATGACGGATGGTATGAGTTTATCTGACATTGCTGCTGTAACCAAGGGCGCAGGCGATGAGGGCGGCTGGGGTTCCGGCTGGTTCCCGATCGTGGTACTGTTCCTGTTCATGTTTGGCTTCGGCAATAACGGCTGGGGCAACAGGCAGGGAGAGTATGGGCAGTATGCAACGGCTGCGACACAGCAGGAAATCCTGTTCGGCCAGCAGTTCGGGCAGATCAACGACAGGCTGACCAACATCGGAAACGGCATTTGCAATCTGGGCTATGAAATGCAGGGGAATATCGGTCAACTCGGCAAGGAGGTTGCGCTGGCGCAGAACGGCACGAATATGGCCGTAATGCAGACCGGCAACAGCATCCAGAGCCAGATGGCGGAATGCTGCTGCACCACCCAGCGGGCGATTGACAGCGTGAACGCGAATATCGACGCGAAGTTTGCGGCACTGGAAAAGAGCCAGCTGGAGGGCAGAATTGCCCAGCTGGAGCAGGCCAACAATCAGCTGTTCATGAAGGAGCAGCTGTACGGTGTAGTCCGGTATCCGAATGGGTACAGCTACAACGCAGGGCCTTCCCCCTTCTGCGGCGGCAATAGCTGCTGCGGGTACGCATAATTAAGAAACCGCTCTAACAGCGTGCAGGCCGGGGCGGGAATGCCCCGGCCTGAATTACGAAAGGAGATCAATATGAGCTGCAACAGAAATCTCAAAAATCAACATTATAAAAGCGCACAGAGCGCTTATAACAATGCCTCTCAGGCGTTTGCCGCAACCGGTACACCGTTAGCCGTGCTGGGCGTGCTTATCACAGACACCGGATGCTCCATTGATACAGTTGCGGGGGGCTTCCAGGTCAACGCTTCCGGGCTATACAGAGTAAGCTATGACGTAACATTCACGCCGTCTGCGGAGGGCGTGGCGGTGCTACAGGGGATTAAAGACACGGCAACACTGCCGTGCTTTAATGCGCAGGAAACGGTAGCTGCTGGTTCCCTGTACACGATCCACGCAGAAACCATAATCTATGTCCCGGTATGCTGCAATGGCGCTCCAACAATCAGTGCGACGCTTGGCGGTGTAGCGGGCACGGTTTCCCATGTATGCGCAAGCGCTGTAAAGCTGGCATAAGGGGGAGCGGGCGATGAAATGCGAGTTGAAGGATTATAAGGCCAAGCTGAAAAAGGAACTGGCTGACTGCCTCGGGCAGCCAATCGGGACACGATCCATGGAAGCGGTAAACGCATTGATAGAGTGCTGGGAGCATGTCAATGACATGGAAAGATGCATATGCCATGGGGACGAATTCACGGCGGAGGATGCGGAGCAGTGGAACCGCCGCATGAAAAACGAGGACGGAAGCACCGGAGGGCATTGGACTGTAGAGCAGACCACAGAGGCCGCAAAAGGTGTTGGAGTCATCATGGAGCATGTAACGCCGGAGATGTGGAACGTCGCCATGAACATGATGTACTCTGACTATTCCGGCGTGGCGCAGAAAAACAACTGCAACAAAGCGGAGTTTTATGCGGAGCTGGCAAAGGCTTTTCTGTTCGACAAGGACGGGCCGGGGCCGGAGGAGAAACTGAGTGCGTACTATCATGGAATCGTGGAGAGATAAAAATAAGGTGAGGGCATTTGCCCTCACCTTATTTTCTGCGGACGAGCCGCAAGAATCGCAATAACAATCTCATGTTTTGCATAAATGTTGGTACGCCAGAGGGCGTCCCCACATTTATGCATAAAATTCTGATCCATATTTACGTCTATGGGGAGGATATCCGATACGGTCTTTTTATTGATTTTATCGTTGCGGTCAGGAGGGTTATCGTCAAAAATAGTCCAAATCTTTATAGTCTCCGGGTATACCTCTACGCGCAGGACGGTTGACAGCAGAGCGGCGGAGTTTGACTTGGCGTTTTTTATCAGCTTATCCAGAAGACGCGGCAAGTCAGCATCCGGGATGCCCTGATGTTCAATTGCATCCTGCAATGTTTTCAGTTCGGCTTCGACCTCCGCTTTGCGAGCTTCGGCGGCGTTAGTCTGAGCAATAAGCTCAGGGGAAGAAAGACCGTTCATAATGGCTTCTACGCTATTCCTGATTTTTGTCTGGAGCACGGAATGCTCTTTTTTCAGGGCATCCAATCGAGGAGCAGAAACCTTGGCGAACTCATTGCGCTGGGTGCGCAGAACATCCAGAAGAGTAGCACGGGCATTCGGGTGCCCCAGCATATCCAAAACGGAGGATGCAACGATATCCTCCAGCTCGCCCTTCCGGATCATCTTGGAGGGACAGGACAGGCCACGCTTTTTTGCGGCGCATTTATAATAGGCATACCGGGAGTGCGTCTTTGACGCAATGATATAACATATCGTCATGGCGCTGCCGCAGTCACCGCAGAACACTTTACCTTTTAAGGGCTGATCCATATTTACAACACTCCTACCAGGACTACGCCTGTTTTTTAATAGACGCTGCTGAACCGCATCGAACAACTCCTGTGACACGATAGCGGGGCAGGCAGATACCAGATGCTCGCCGCGGGCGGCGTGGGAATTGCGGGTGCCGTCATAGCTGACCGGCTTCCCGCCGAACAGGACGCGCCCCACGTATTTCTCATTTTTGAGCAGGTCATGGAGACTGTTTTTGCCGAAGGGGCGGCCACGCTTTGTTTTCAGGCAACGGCGGTTCAGCTCACCGATGATTTCGGTGTAGCTCTGTCCAGCGGCGTACAGACCGAAAATCAAGCGGACGGTTTCTGCCTCCGTCTCGTCGATCACAAGACGCTCATTTTCTACACGATATCCAAGCGCCGGTGTGCCGCCTGTATGCTTGCCGGATTTCGCACGCTGCTTGACGCCTTCTCGCACCTTCTGCTGGGTCTGGAGCACCCACATCTGGTTAAACAGAGCGGTCACTCCTTCATTGAGAAAAACGGCGGGGTCGCTTAAATCACCGCCGACGGCGGGCTGGGTAACCGACACGACACGAACGCCGATACGCTGAAGCGCTTCACGGAATTGAAACCAATAAACCATGTTACGGAACATACGAGACTGGTCATAGATCACCACGGTATCCGCACCGCCGGCATAAAGCTGCTGCATCATGCGCTGGTATTCCGGGCGGGTTTCCTTCATGCCGGAAATCGCACGATCTGCAAACACGTCCAGAACCGGAAGGCTCTGCTTTCCACACCATTCCCGGCAGCGTTCCACCTGAACCTCAATACTGGCCTCAGACTGGTTTTCAGTGGAATAGCGGGCGAGAATAAAAGCTCCATGTATCATTTTACACCTCTATACTTGACATTCTGGAGGAACCACGTTAAAATATACCTACAGTTCGCAGATGGATATTCCGGCTGGTTCCTCCAGAGAATGAAATATCATCTGAATGTCTCCCCGACATCGCACTGTATAGACCGTTTCGGCGCCCACCGCCGGGACGGTCTTTTTTATTTACCCCATGATCCCAACATCAGGATGCATGAAGTCCCAAATGAGATAAGCAAGGAATCCGGCAGTTACGCCGATTAAAATCACGGTGACAATTGCCGCCCAGAGGATCATTATCTTAATCGTATGGGATTTTCGCTTAATCTCGGCCTGCTGCTCATCAATGGTATGCTGCATACGCTCAATCTGGGCGGCACGCTCGGCGATTCCATGCTGACGCTCCCGGTCAATTTCTTCGCGGGCAGCGAGAAGAGACTGGAGCGCATCCAAATCATCACGGGGGACGGTATCCGGGTCATAGGCGTTCCCGATGACCGCACGGGCAACCGCCTGAATATTGATCGTGCGGCACTGCACCGCTTCTTCCAGCGGGGCGGTGAGAATCTTACGGACGGTATTCAAGCTGATGGGTTCGCCAGCGGAAATGCAGGCATCCACAATCTGCTGATAGGTTAAAGCCTTTGCTTCCTTCATTTTACGGATTTTTTTCAACAATTCGATCTGCTGAGCCGACATTATGGACACCTCATTTCTCAAAAATGGTAATATTGCACATAAAAGTGCAAAGTTGAACGTTATTTGCACACTAAATGGTACAAAAATGGTATTGTGTACCAAATAAAACTATGATACCATGGAAGCACAAAGGGAGACACGGGGAGGTTGAAACAATGATGCGGTGTCATGAGGAATACCCACCGCCAGAGACAGAACCAACGAAGGGAAGGAAAAAGAGAAAGCGGTGGGCAAAAAATATTACTAAAGAATATTATAGCAAAATCCGATAAAATGCGCAATCTACAAAACTGACAAAACGAAAAAGGAAAATACGGTAATTATAGAGGGCAAAACGGGAGGTACATATGAAAGAACAGTACAGGGAGGTAATCAAGAAGCTGGTAGACCGGTGCGAAAACGAACGGGATTTGTGGCTGATCTGGCGATTCGCCGCAGGGCGGGTCAATGGAGAATAAAAAGAAGGAGCGGGGCAAATGCCCTGCTCCTTTTCTGCTATGCGGGGGTATCTGTGGGATCCGGCTGGGGTGCAGCGGAGGCTTCCAGCTGAGAAGAAATCTTTTTCAGCTGGGCGGAAATCTCGTCCTGCTTCCGGCCTGCCTCATATTGCATGGAGATCAACTCGCCAAAAGCGTACAAGAGGATTGCACAGAGCGCAGACCCAACAATACCGGAAAGCGCAATGCCCCAGTTAAACCGCGTTATCGGGTCTTCCCAAGAGTACTGTGCAAGCTCGACGATTTTATAAGTATTGCCGAGGATAAAAGAGCCAATCACACCAGCGATACCAAACACGACAGCGGCCGTTTTAACTAAGATGGCAACAATGCTGCCGGGGTCAACATCGGCGGTGGGAACGGGCGGCGTATAGGCGTTCTGCATAAATATCTCCCCTTTTATTTAGATAGGGCAAGCATACCACCGGGAGCGGGAAAAGGCAAGCGCCGGGGACAAATTGACAGGTAAAACGACAAAAGGAATGGAGCAGGGCGAACCCTACTCCATTCCTTTTACAAGCTTCTGCATGAGCGCGGCGGCGGCTTCCCAGTCCTCCGGGGTAAGGGCGGACAGGGCGGCAACAAAGCGCCTGCGGATGGAATCCGGCTGATCGTCCAGAACGGAATTAAAAAAGTCCGTCAGGACATCGTCCTTGGGACGCTGAACCATCATCGGCTCGGCACCGGTGCGCAGCCATTCTTCGCGGACGCCGAACGTCTGACAAATGCTGACGATGGCTGAGCCACTGGGGCTTTTGCCACCAGATTCCCATGCGGAAATACTCCCCTGCTTTACGCCGATCTTTGAGCCAAATTCGGTTTGGCTAAGATTCAAAGATTTGCGTAATGTGCAGATACGATCACAAAGGGGCAAAAGATCACCTCCTTCTGCGACTATGATATACCATAGCAATAAAAAAGTCAAGAAAAATATAAAAAAGTTATTGACAAAAATAGCTTAGCGATATATACTCATACCATAGCGATAACAAAACAGAAAAAGAAAGGAGGGGGCGAGGGTGAAGAAAAAACAGGATATTGGACCGTATGCTATTGCCCGGTCAACCGAGAATAAACCGTTTGGAATCGGTCTAAGAGTGCGTGTATGGCGAGTGTGTGCGTGGTCAAGGCTGAAATTAGAGATTTATCTACTGAAAGCTCGCCTGAGATCGCTTCACAAGCGAGGGACAGGCAATAGATCATAGCATCCAGTTCCGGGACTGACATGGGACGGTAGGCGGCAGCGTTGCAAAAACAAGCGCTGGCTTGCATATGACAGTCGCGGATCGCGTCCATGTTAAAATCAGCGGATCCGATCAGAGCCGGACTATGCCTGACCACAAGCGCCAGAACGTCAATGTCAGACGGAGACAGCTCAAGCGATACATGCGGGATACTTTTGTGATTCATTTTACATTCCTCCTTTTTCTTGATTTTAACACGGATTTGGAGGACGGACAAGAGGAAAGGAGCGGGAGAATGTGAAAGAGAAGATTAAATACATCATGACGGGAATTGCCTGTGCGACGGCAATCGCTGCGGCAATTATAACGGAAACGCTGGGAACAAACAGCGGCATTACAGTCAATCACAAAATCGCACTTTCCACATCGGCGTTTTCGGTGGGGATGTGCACGTGCAATCTGATCTATCTCATTGTATTACAGCTGGACGACAAAAGAGAAAATGAACGTCAAGACAGCAATCAGAAGGGCAAGAGAAGAAAGAATGATTGAGACACGGGAATATTTTGAAGAACTCTTCCCGGATTCCATTAAAAGATCGACCTGCTTTTTTAACTCAGAAATCACAAGCGATTCTGGAGACGGAGTTTTTGAAGCGGAGCGGGAAATGGAAGACGCCATGGAAACAGACTGGCGAAGGTTCTGATTCAGTTCCTTGGTGATGGGCTCAAGATCGTTAGGCATTGGTATCACCTCCTTTCGGTGGGATTTTACCACGGGATGGGAGGAAGGGCAAGAGAAAGGAGCAGAAAATGCGAAGAATGAAAAAAATAAAAAAGCGTGAACTGCTGGAGGAAAACAATGCGCTAAGAGCGATGCTGAAGGACATCGAGAATCAAAACAAGGCATATGGGAACGATCTCAAGCCATGCAGAAGCGGGCAATGCCTTGGATGCAAGTTTTCTGTGGCAATCAGCGGAAGGTTCTGGGGCACAGGGAAGCCTATGCTGGTCGGGTGTAGCAAGGATCTCTTATGTGACGAGTATCAGCCGTACGTCAACAACCCCAAGCAGGAGGTGAATTAAATGTCTGAGCAGGAAAAGAAAATGGCTGAGGTGATCCGGGAGGGATTCCCGCAGCTCAGCGAGTTTGACAAGGGCTACTTCCTCGCCAAGATCGAGGAAGCGGCAGAAAAGGCGCAGAGAAAGGAGCAGACCAATGAAAGCGGCAAAGAATAACCCCTATGATCTGCTGGGGAACGATCCGGATTTTCTGGCGGCGGCGGTCTGGGCGAACCGGAAGCGATTCCTACTGAACGGGGAGGCAACGGAGGACAAGGGATGGCCGGTGTGGACGATGCTGCACACGGTGAGGGGCTGGCACATTGAGGACGATGTGCTGGTGATCGAGCTGGGAGGGAAACCGGATGATTGAGGTAAGGAGATCAGACCGGAAGGTCATTCACGCCGACCCGATCCAGCAAAAGGACCGGGAGCGGGCGTGGGAGCAGATCATCCGGAAGATTGCACCGGAGGCCATCAAGGAAGCCATGGAAGGGAGAAAAGAGCATGACCGCGCCGTGTAAGGACTGCCCAGAGCGGCACATGGGGTGCCACTCCGAATGCGAGAAATACATAGCCTATCATCAATTCCGGGAGGAGGTTCTGAAGCGGAAGGAACAGGATCGGGTACGGTGCAAGAGCAACCGGAAGTGGGTGCCGAACAAGATCCGAGGGGAGCAATGATGCGGGTGACCGCCGCCCGCATGAGCGTTATCATGCCCACCGGCCAATGGCTGGGATACACTCCTATCAAAGCGGGTGCTCCATTGCGCCATGGGAGCGCCCGCGAAAGGAGGAACGATGAAAGACGTGTATTTTCGGTGCGCGGACTGCGGGAAACGAATCTATGAGCCGGACAGGAGAAACCACCGGTTTCAGGACGGAGACATTCCGCTGCGGTGCATTTTAGAGAAAATAAAAAACCGGCACGGAAGGATCCTGTGCCGAGAATGTTTAGGAGGAAACGACATGAATGTGGATGGGAAGAATTTTGCCGGGTACCTGACCGCAATGGGGCAGGTCAACCACCGGGAGAGGGAGAAGCTGCTGGACAAGGCCAGAAACGACAAGGATATCACCGTGGCGGGATATCTCAAGCTGGAGAACTATGCTCTGGCGCTGGATGGAAAGGAATACCGCAAGGAGGAAAAGGACAATGCGAATTGAGACGCCGAAGGAGCGGATCGAGCGGAAGTGCCGGAGTGCGGTCTATCTGGCAGAGGCACACGAAAGAGCCATGGCAGAGGCACGGAAGCAGGAGGATGGATTCATCAAAATCTGTGACCAGAACCACAGGGAGGCCATGGAGCGGGATGCCCAGCAGCCTGTGACGGTGATCCCGGTGAAGCCGCCGGCATTTCAGGAGCCGGAGCAGATTGAAGAGGAAAAGCGGACGGCGTTTATGAACGGCATCAGTCTGGGTGCGCTGGCAATCGTGCTGGTGCTGGTACTGCTGAAAACCGCCGGGGCGATTTAAGGAGGAATGGGAATGACGAAACAGGATAGAGAACTGATCCAGGCGCTGCGGTGCAGTGCGAACGTGCCGCCGGAGGACGAGGTGTGCAAGCAGCGCGAATACGGGATCATTGAGATGTGGAAGTTGGCGTGCGGAAAAAAGCGCGAGCTTGTGAGCTGTGACACAGATCGGATTGTGGTAGATGCGGCAGACCGGCTGGAGGAGCTGACAGGAGGGAAAGCGAATGATTGAGGTAATCATGCGGGACACGGAATCAGGGAAGGTCCTGTACCGGGGCGAGACAAAGGCGGCGCTGCTATTTACCATGCACGGGGAAACCGGATGCGACGTGGCAGCACAGGGAGCGGCAAACGCGGTGAATATGATGGCAATGTGTATGGCGATGGACGGAGAAAAGAGACGGATCCTGAGAGAATACGAGGGTGCAAGAAAGCTGTACGCGGCGAAGGAACAGATCGTGAAAGGAACGGTTGTTTTCGATCGGGACGGGATCCGGAATACAGCACGGCGCGATCCGGGGAAATAAAAAAGCCGCCCTGGGAGCGGGAACTCCCATAGGCGGCAATCAAGTGAAACCATATACATCATAAACCAGACAGGGAGGAAAATCAAGTGAAAACCGAAGCGATTACGAAAATTGAAGATGGCCGGAAGGCATACACGGGAAATCGGTACGGGCAGGTCATGGCTCCGTATGTGGCGGAAATCTTGAAGGATTTCTGCCAGCAGAACGAGGAATTCGCACAGGCGGTTGTGCAGGGCGGAAGCTTCAGCGAGTGCATGGATGCGGTGGTAAAGGCCATCCGGAAGGAGGCCATATCCGATCTGGACGCATGCAGGGCGGCTGCGGAATTCTACTTCCCCGGCAGTGTGGTGGAGTTTCACATGAGCATCCACATGAGCAAGTACGAGGCTGAGGACGCCAAGGACATGAACGCCGGCATGCTGCTCCGGCTGGAGGACTTCATGTAATGGGGACGCCAATGGGTATGAAATGGCTCCAGATCAAGGAAGAAACGCTGAATGAGATCGAAAGCCGGATGCCGCAGTTTCTATTTTACAAGCGGATCGACAAAAAGCGGAAGCTATGCCAATGCAGCGCCTGCGGGAACAGCGGAATGGCAGAGGTCAGCGGGAAGAGTGGAGAAGCCGTGCTATGCCCCTTCTGTATGGAGCCGGTGGAGCTGAAATGCAGCGGCAGACTGAGAGATGAGGCACCGAGCCTAAAACGGCACATCAACGTGATCTATTTTATCAACCGGAGCGGGAGCCTGTGGGCGGTGGGTGCGAGGCTCGAACGAACCTTCTGCCGGGAAGAATACGATGCGCCGTGGAGATCCAGCATGGACGTAATCCCATTCGAGGTGTGGAATTTCACACCGGGGACAGCGGAGGAATATCATCAGAGCTACGGTCTGTATGGGGCATACGCCGGGTTCGACTGGTACGGGCCGATCAAGCCGAGAGAGCCGCAGACCGGTGGCATAACCGGAAACAACGTCTACTCTCTCTGGCAGACAGAGGAGCTGGACAAAACCGATATGCGGTACTGGAGAGCGGTACATGACGCAATCAACAGGGATCCGTTTGAGGACGGGATAGAAACATCAGGAATCATTCGTGAGCTGACCGCCTACGCAGAGAAACCGAAGCTGGAGCCGGTATGCAAGTGGGGGCTTTTGGACGTGGCGAATGAATGGGTATGGAGCCGACGGGCAAACGGCCGCACGGTGAACTGGAAGGCTAACACCCCATGGGAATTTCTGAAAATCAGCAAGGCAGACTGGAGGATATACCGGGAAAGCAAAAATGCATCCATAGAGCTGCTGACGGCGAACCGGATGGCATTCAAGCTGCCGGCCCGGGAGGTGCTGGGCATCGCGGATCAGCTGGGGCGACCGGAACATTGGACCAAAACCGCAACGGAAATCACCCGCAGAGGGATCAAGCTGAAGGACCAAATCAAATACATAAAGCGGCAGACCGGGCGGGTGATGGACCCGGCAAGGAAGCTGAGCTTCTGGAGAGATTATCTGGACATGGCGCAAGAGGCCGGACGGGACATGAGCCAGAAAAGCACGCTGATGCCGCGGGATCTGTTTGAAGCCCACGACGAAATGACGGAGTACGCACGGCTGAGGGCGCAGGCCGAGCGGGAGCGCATGGAAGACTATTACCGAGAGAAAAGACAGAAGGAAATGGAGCAGGCGAGCAGGGAATATCGGGAACGCCGGGAAAAGCTCAGGAAGAAGTACGAATACCGCAGCGGCGGCCTGATGATTAAGGTACCGGAGGACGGCGAGGAAATCATTCAGGAGGGCAACGTGCTCCACATCTGCGTAGGAGGGTATGCGGCACGGCACCTGACCGGACAGACCACGATCCTCTTCCTTCGGCGGGAACGGAAGCCGGGAACGCCATACATTTGCATCGAGATCCGGGAAAAGGACAACACGATCGTGCAGATCCACGGGTACCGGAACGAATTTCTTGGGAACGGGAGACGGGCAAGAAAGCCAGAAGACAGGTTCCGGCCATTCCTCAGTGAATGGCTGGGCTGGGTAAAGGCCGGGAGCAAGAGAACCGGCAAGGCAAGCAGAAAGGACGAAACAGCATGAACGAGATACAGCGCGTTCAGAAGCCGCAGGCGGATCCTGCGGTACTGGCGGTAGAAATTCGGAGCCTACAGCAGCAGGCACGGGTGGTAGTCATGAGCTACGCCGTGGAGATCGGCAAGCGGCTATGCGAGGCGAAGGCGGTGGTTCCGCACGGAGAATGGGGAAGATGGCTGGAGGAGAAGGTACAGTTCAGCCAATCCACCGCCCAGAATTACATGAAAATGTACGAGCGGTTCGGTTCGGAACAGGTGAGCCTGTTTTCAGATCCGAAATCCGAAGCGATTATGAATCTCCCCTACACCAAGGCATTGAAGCTGCTGGCGGTACCGGAGGAGGAAATGGACGACTTTCTGACGGAGAACGATGTGGACGGGATGTCCACACGGGAGCTGGAAAAGGCAATCCGGGAGCGGGACGAGGCCAAGAAGGAAGCCAAGCGGTGGAAGGAAACCGTAGATCAGGCCGCAGACGGGGCGCTGAAAGCGGAGGAAACGGCCCGGAAGGCCAAGGCGGAGGCCGAAAGCCTTCGGCAGCAGCTGGAGGAGCTACAGAACAAACCCGTAGAGGTGGCCGTGGAAGCGCCAAGCGAAGAAATGCTGGCAGAGATTCGGGCGCAGGAAGCACAGAAATTTCAGGAGGAGCGGGAGAAGCTGGAGAAAAAGCTGGCATCCGCCGAAAAAAAGGCAGAGAAGGCAGGCAAGGAGGCCGCAACGCTCCGCAGTGCGGCTCAGGCGGCGAAGGCCGAAGGGAAAAAGGAAGCACAGGCCGACATGGACAAGGCCAACGCAGAACGGGCGGCGGCAGTCGCCGGGAAAGCGGAGGCAGAAGCCAGAGCGGAGGAGCTGGAACGGCGGCTGAAGCTGGCGGACAGCTCCACGGCGGTTTTTCAGGTCTATTTCACGGCGGTACAGGAGGACTGCAACCGTATGATGGGGCTGATCAAAAAGGCAGAGCCGGAGCAGGCGGAGAAGTTCCGGAAGGCCATGACGGCGCTGCTGGGCAGCGTGGGAAACCTGCTGAACGCATAAATCACGAATTTGCACCCCGTCCCGGAACATTATTATAAAGGTAGGTGTAAACGCACCTCCTCCATACTGGACATATGGAAAGGATCACCGGGGCGGGGTACAAAGATATAGGAGGGCTTTGCATGAATATAAAAACGCTGAAGCTGATCGATGGGCTGCTGGAAGAAAACGAAGCGGCAGCACTGAAAAAAATGCATGAAGGAAGCGGATGAATTGGAAGCGTGCCGAAAGGAACATCCGGACGATCAAGGGACAGACAAACATAAAAAACGGGTGTGCAAGGCGTTTGAGGAGCTGATAGAGATCCAAGACGCACGGAAGGACTTTATTGAGGAGCAATGGCATGGCGGATTACATTGACCGTCAGGCCGCAATTGCGGCGCTGAGGGAATTTGCGGAGGAGTGCAAGGGAAGCACCGAGGCCGCAGCTGCGGCAGCTATGGCGATCTCGGTTATTTCGAGGTTGCCGGGGCCGTGGGTGAGTGTGGAAGAGAGGAAACCCGTGTTGCATAAATGGATACTCCTGCGCGTTGGGATCGGAGGCGTAATTACTGGATGGGCTTACGCAGGATATGGTGGCGGTATTGGTTATGTTGACGATAATGGAGAGCCGGTTACAGGCGTTACCGGATGGATGGAACTGCCGGATACAACGAAGATGGTAGGAATACGCAATGCAGAGCAGTCAGGAGCGAGCTATGCGGACAATCCGACGCTGGCGGAGGCGTGAATGGAGGGAGAAAGTCATGACTACCTATCATTGCAGCAAAAAGGCGTTTTCCAGATGCCCGAATAAGCAATACTGCGGAACACCGGAGGATGCGGAGTTTGTCGAAGGAAGCGAATGCGCCGAGTTTAACAGGAAACAGGTAAAAATGGGGGAATTGATGCCGGATCGGCAGGTTGTTTATTGCAGCCAATGCAAGAACAGAGCCACCGACGTTAAAGCAGCGGAAGGGGTTGTGTTTTGTACATACTGGGGTGACCGGATAGGTTGCGGGCTTGCGAGCATGAAATCGGATGATTTCTGCTCCCATGGAGAAATGGAGGAGATTGTTGAAACAATATAAACGATATAGTGACAGAACGCTCATGCGAATGACCAAAGCGGATCTGATTGAACAGCTTCGGGTGGCGGAGTATAACCGGGATGTCGCCGAAGAGTTCCTGAGCCAGCAGGCGGAGAACGTGAAAGATTGGAAGCCGGTACGGCACGGAACATGGGACGGGAAAACACTACCCACATTTTTGGGCGTTGACCAAACCGGAGCACCGATAACCGGGCGGTACCCGGTCTATGTGTGCTCATGCTGCGGCAAGTACTCCGCTGCGCTGGCGAATTATTGCTCCTTCTGCGGTGCGAAAATGGATGGAGGGGAGAATCATGGCGATTAGCAAGAAAAAGCGCTTGCTTGTCTATGACAAGTACGGCGGTCATTGCGCATACTGCGGAGAGAAAATAGATTACAAGGATATGCAAGTGGATCATTTCTATCCATACCGAGCGTGGGGAATAGAAGATCCCGGCACAGACGACCTCGAAAACTTAATGCCTGCCTGCCGGACTTGTAATCACTACAAGAGGGCTAACACGCTGGAGACGTTCCGCCGGTATATCCGAGAGATTCCAAAAAAGCTGCGGCAGAACTATATATATAAAGTTGGGCTTAAATACGGCAATGTTGCGGACGAAGAAATTCCAATTGTCTTTTATTTTGAAAAGGTTGAGGCACGGAAGAATGGAGGATCTGACAATGGCAAGATGGATCGTATATGAGGCTGACACTCCACAGTGCAGCCATTGCGGAATGTGGGCGCCGTTTGCAAGATACCGGCGTGGGCAGGGCACCAATGCGCGAGATATCACCGATTACTGCCAAACCTGCGGCAAAAAAATGACCGCGATGCCGCTGTGCGCCGATTGCAAATTTGGAAAAGGCGAGTGGAGAGAAAACGGAATATGCTATGCCTGCC